CGGATCTTCCTGCTTTGATGGATAGAATCACGCGCAACAGCATTGGAATGGATGAATATTTTGATCGTCTTTTTAACCTCCACGAAACCACTTCAAACTATCCCCCATACAATCTTGTTCAAGTCAGTAATGTAGAATCGCGACTTGAACTTGCACTTGCTGGATTTAAAAAGAAAGAAGTTTATGTTTATACGCAGGATGGAAAACTTTTTGTTGAGGGACAAAAGGAAGATAAAGAAACTGATACCAACTACGTCCATAAGGGACTGGCTCAACGATCTTTCAAGAGAGCGTGGACAATCGCAGATGATACAGAAGTTACCGATGTATCATTTGAAGACGGACTCTTATCTATCAACTTGAAAAAAATTGTTCCCGACCACCATAAGAGAAAAGACTATCTCTAAATAAAAATAAAAAATGAAATCTTTCAACGAGTTCAAAACAATTGCATATAAAGGATCTGTTCCACATACTGTTTATTCTCAAGGAAAACAAAAAAGCATCCCAAAAGGAAAAGCAGTTCCTATAAGAAGTCATTCAAGTGCTGGTGGCAATGGTGATGGTGGTGAATAAATAGTTTTGAATATCGTCGGCGCGAGGAGCACCTGGCAAAATCCAGGTTGACTCCTCCTTTTTTTGTTGGTAGAATACTGAGAGGTATGGAGTACAAATGACTGTAAAACTTTTACTTTTAAAGTCTGGCGAAGATATTATTGCAGATGTAAAGGAGATGGTAGTTGGTGAAGAAGAAAATGCGAGGGTTGTGGGATATTTTCTCCACAAACCTTGCGTAGTTAAGATGACACCGCCATCTAATGTTCCAGAAGAATTTAAAGAAGAAATTGATCCGCAGAAAGCATCATTTCAGGTAACTCTTTTTCCGTGGATGCCTCTGTCTAAAGATAACACTATTCCAATTTCTGCTGACTGGGTTGTTACTATGGTAACTCCAAGCGATAAACTAAATGACATGTACACTGAGGATGTAATGAACTATGGAAAAGACAATCAAAGTGCTGGCACTGACCAACAACCTAATTCTGATAACTAAAATTGAAGAAGTTGGTGCTGATATTGGAGAACCAGATTGTAAACTGATCAAACCATTTGTTGTGAGGGGAGATAAGACACTTGAGCCATTTCTCTGTGCTTACACTAAGCAAGATACATTTATGTTGAGTTCTGATAAAATTATTACTCTTGCTGATCCAACTCCAACTCTACTTGAAAAATATGAGGACTTGATTAAAGAATGAGATTTTACACTAATGTTCAACTGATTGGAAATCAAATTTTGGTTCGTGGTGTTGAGAATGGAAAAAGATTTGAAAGCAGAGATGAGTTTTACCCAACTCTATTTGTAAAAACTAAAAAAGAATCAAAATACAGAACATTAAATGGTGAGTATGTAGAACCAATAAAACCTGGAACAATTCGGGATTGTCGTGAGTTTTACAAGAAATATGAAAGCGTAGATGGATTTGAAATCTACGGAAATGACAGATACATTTGTCAATATATTTCCGAAAAATATCCAGAAGATGAAATTAAGTTTGATATTAGTAAAATTAAACTTGTTACTTTGGATATTGAGGTTGCCTCTGAGGCAGGATTCCCTGATGTTGAATCTTGCTCTGAGGAAATTCTTGCGATTACAATTCAAGATTATACAACTAAAAAAATCATTACTTGGGGCGTTAAACCTTTCAAGCACAATCGCAGTGATTTGACATATCATTATTGTCCTTCAGAGTATGAACTTCTCAATCACTTTATTAACTATTGGATGTTCAATGTTCCTGATGTAATCACTGGGTGGAACATTCAGTTGTATGACGTTCCTTATATTTGCAAACGTCTGAATCGTGTTCTTGGTGAGAAACTAATGAAGCGTTTCTCTAACTGGGGACTTGTAACTGAAGGTGAAACTTATATTCAAGGAAGAAAGCACACCACATTTGATGTTGGTGGTCTAACGCAACTTGATTATCTTGATCTATATAAAAAGTTTACTTATAAAGCACAAGAGTCTTATCGTCTTGATTATATTGCTGAAGTGGAACTTGGTCAGAAAAAATTGGATCACTCTGAGTTTGATACTTTCAAAGATTTCTATACTCAAGGTTGGCAAAAGTTTATTGAGTACAACATCGTTGACGTAGAACTTGTTGACCGTCTGGAAGACAAGATGAAACTCATTGAGTTGGCACTGACAATGGCATATGACGCTAAGGTAAATTATGCCGATGTGTTTTACCAAGTGAGGATGTGGGATAACATTATCTACACCTACTTGAAGAAAAGAGATATTGTCATCCCACCGAAAAATAAAACACAGAAAGATGAAAAGTATGCTGGTGCTTATGTAAAAGAACCAATTCCTGGAGTTTATGATTGGGTTGTGAGTTTTGACTTAAACTCACTATATCCTCATTTGATCATGATGTATAACATCAGTCCTGAGACTCTATTGGAGGAAAAGCATCCAACAGTCTCTGTAGATAAGATTTTGAATCAAAGTCTTAATTTTGAAATGTATAAGGATTATGCTGTGTGTGCCAACGGAGCAATGTTCCGTAAGGATGTTCGTGGGTTTCTTCCAGAATTGATGGAGAAGATTTATAATGAACGTGTAATCTTTAAAAAGAAAATGCTTGCTGCAGAGCAAGAATATGAAAAGACAAAGAACAAAGAGTTGGTCAAAGAAATTGCCAGATGCAATAACATCCAGATGGCAAGAAAGATTCAACTTAACTCAGCTTATGGTGCCATTGGTAATCAGTATTTTAGATACTATAAACTTGCAAATGCTGAAGCAATCACTTTGTCTGGACAGGTTTCTATTCAATGGATTATGAATCGTGTCAATTCATATCTAAACAAGATTTTGAAAACTGGAGATGCTGATTATGTTATTGCTTCAGATACTGATTCTCTTTACATTAATATGGGTCCTCTGGTTGAGAATGTATTCAAAGGAAGAGAGAAAACTACTCAAGGCATTGTTTCGTTCCTTGATAAGGTCTGTCAGGTGGAATTTGAAAAGTATATTGAAAGTTCTTACCAAGAATTGGCGGATTATGTGAACGCTTATGAACAAAAAATGTATATGAAGCGTGAGTGTATTGCTGAGCGTGGCATTTGGACTGCGAAGAAGCGATATATTCTCAGTGTCTGGGATAGCGAGGGTGTTCGCTATGAAGAACCTAAACTCAAGATTAAAGGCATTGAAGCAATCAAATCTTCTACACCAGCACCTTGTCGTAAATTATTGAAAGAATCTTTTAATATTATGATGAGTGGAACAGAGGATGATATGATCAATTTTATTGATAGATGTAGAGAAAAATTTAAAAAACTTTCTCCAGAACAAATTGCTTTTCCACGTTCTGCTTCTGACGTTCAAAAATATTCTTCTTCATCTGATATTTACATTAAAGGAACTCCGATTCATGTTCGTGGGGCACTATTGTTCAATCATTATATTAAACAAAATAAGTTGTCAAATAAGTATTCTCTAATCCAAAATGGAGAAAAAATTAAATTTGTCTATCTTAAAAAACCAAATATCATTCATGAGAATGTTGTTTCATTCATTCAGGAGTTTCCTAAGGAACTTAATCTTGACAAATACATAGATTATGAACTACAATTTGAAAAAGCATTTTTAGAGCCACTCAAAATTATTCTTGACGCAATTGGGTGGAGTGTTGAAAAAACTGTAAACCTTGAATTATTTTTTTCTTAATGGACTTTCTAAAAGATATTGTAAAAGAGATTGGTGATGACTACACTAAGTTGGCATCAGATATTGATGAGACTGAGACTTATGTTGACACAGGTTCGTACATTTTTAATGCACTGGTTTCAGGTAGCATATTTGGCGGCGTATCTGGCAATAAGATTACTGCTATTGCTGGAGAGTCTAGTACTGGAAAAACTTTCTTCAGCCTCGCCGTTGTTAAGAATTTTCTTGATACCCATCCCGATGGTTATTGTCTCTATTTTGATACTGAGGCAGCTATTACTAAATCGCTTGTAGAATCCCGTGGAATTGATACTTCTCGTTTGGTTGTTGTTAACGTTGTTACTATTGAAGAGTTTCGTACAAAATCACTCAAATCAGTAGATCTTTATTTGAAAAAACCTGAAGAAGAACGAAAACCTTGCATGTTTGTGTTAGACTCTTTGGGTATGCTTTCAACTGAGAAAGAAATCACTGATGCGCTTAACGATAAACAAGTTCGCGATATGACCAAATCACAACTTGTTAAAGGTGCCTTTAGAATGTTAACCCTTAAATTAGGACAGGCAAATGTACCGCTCATTGTCACAAATCATACATACGATGTCATCGGAGCTTACGTACCAACTAAAGAAATGGGAGGAGGTTCTGGACTCAAATACGCAGCCAGTACGATCATTTATCTCAGCAAGAAAAAAGAAAAGGATGGAACGGAAGTGGTCGGAAATATTATCAAGGCTAAGACTGCTAAATCGCGTTTGAGTAAGGAGAATAAAGATGTTGAAGTCCGTCTTTATTATGATGAGCGCGGTCTTGATCGTTACTATGGTCTTCTGGAACTTGGTGAGATTGGTGGACTCTGGAAGAATGTAGCAGGACGCTATGAGATTGATGGTAAGAAACTTTATGCTAAACAGATTCTAAAAGAACCTGAAGTATATTTCACTGATGAAGTGATGCAACAACTGGACGAAATCGCACGTAAGGAATTTAGTTATGGAGAAAGTTGAGTTTCTAATTCTTAGAAACCTTTTACACAATGAAAAATATATCCGAAAAGTAATACCCTTCATCAAATCCGAATACTTTGAAGATCAAAATCAAAAAATCGTATTTGAAGAAATACTGTCTTTTGTTCAAGAATATAATCAACCAGCAACAAAAGAAGTTCTCTGTATTGAAGTAGAAAAGAGAACAGATATTAACGAGCAGTCTTTTAAAGAGATTGCTCAAATTATTTCTTGTCTTGAAGATGTTCCTACAGAGTTTAATTGGTTAATTGATACTACTGAAAAGTGGTGTCGCGACCGTGCCATTTATTTGGCACTTATGGAATCTATTCATATTGCTGATGGAAATGACGAAAAGAAGAATCGTGACAGTATTCCTTCTATTCTTTCTGATGCTCTTGCTGTAAGTTTTGATAATCATGTTGGTCATGATTATCTTGAGGATTACGAACAACGATACGAGTCTTATCACAAAAAGGAGGATAAAATTGAATTTGATCTTGAATACTTTAACAAAATCACGAAAGGTGGTCTCCCTAACAAAACTCTTAACATCGCTCTTGCTGGTACGGGCGTCGGCAAGTCTCTATTCATGTGCCATGTGGCTAGCTCCGTCTTGCTCCAAGGGAGGAACGTTCTGTACATTACGCTGGAAATGGCAGAAGAACGCATTGCTGAAAGAATTGACGCAAACCTCTTGAATGTTCCCATTCAAGATATTGCAGATCTTCCAAAGCAGATGTTTGAAAACAAGGTTACAAATCTTGCAAAGAAAACTCAGGGAACTTTGATTATTAAAGAATATCCAACTGCTTCTGCACATTCTGGACACTTCAAGTCTCTTTTAAATGAACTTGCACTTAAGAAATCATTTAAACCAGATATTATTTTCATTGATTATCTGAATATCTGCTCTTCTTCCAGGTTTAAAGGTGGAAGTAATGTTAATTCTTATACATTAGTTAAATCAATTGCAGAGGAACTTCGTGGTCTTGCTGTGGAATTTAATGTTCCTATCGTGAGTGCCACTCAGACTACTCGTTCTGGTTATGGTTCTTCTGATGTGGAACTAACAGATACTTCTGAGTCTTTTGGTCTTCCCGCAACTGCTGACCTGATGTTTGCATTGATTTCTACGGAAGAACTTGAAGGTCTTGGACAAATATTGGTCAAGCAACTGAAGAACAGATATAATGATCCGACCATCCATAAACGTTTTGTGGTTGGCATTGATCGTGCAAAAATGCGTCTTTATGACTGCGAACAATCTGCTCAAAATGATATCCTTGACAACGGAAAGGATGAAGAGTATGATTATGAAGAAAAGAAACCTAAAAAAACATTTGAGGGATTTAAATTCTAATGACTATTGATTTGAACAAGTATGTTGAGTTCGTTAATACCACTACCTCTAATCCTAGCAAAGACCACACATCTTTCATCAATCGTCTCATGGAACTTCGGGAACAGGAGTTTCCTTCCGAGCGATTGCTTACTGCTGCTGTAGGTATGTCTGCTGAAGCAGGTGAGTTTACTGAAATTGTAAAGAAGATTGTATTTCAAGGCAAACCAGTAAACCAAGAAAATCTATTTCACTTGAAGCGTGAACTTGGTGATATTATGTGGTATGTTTCTC